GCTGCGGGGGCAGATTGAGCATTTTCTGTACTCATTGCATGAACCCCTTGTTAGTTGGCATACCGGGCGCTTCGCCCTGTGGTGCCGATTGTTGTTGTTGTAGTTGTTGTTGTTGTTGTGTGTACATATCAGCAATATTGGCTTGCGAACCTGAGTTTATTCCCTCAAGTCCTTGCTTAAATCCACTTTGTTCTTCTAATCTTTGAACTAACCAGTTAATTGAACTCGCCGGAAGTGTAGCTTGCACACTTCGCGCCGGATTTGTCGGGTCTTTAATCCACCAACCGACCTTAATAAGTGGTCCAGAGGTGTCAATGAAATCGGCTTCCATTGCTTTCATCTTTTGCGCTTTTTCCGCTTCAAGTTCTTCGTAAGTCGTAACCATTATTTTATAATTGGCTTGAATTTGGTCGTCTAACATAGAAAAATCAGCCATCGCTATACGGCCAGTTAACTTTTTAATCATGTAAGGACCATTGTCAGACGGCAATGCTTCAGGAGTTTCTGCGCGATCTAACGCAAGCAAAGTATTTTCGCTTCTTGTGTAGTCAAGAGTGAAATCATCGAACATTTTTTCTTCATTTGCGAACGGCATGAGCTTAATTAACTTTCCAATATCCTCGCGCTCTAGTTGGCCGGAAGCATATTGCATTATATGGTTAATACTCAAAATTTTCCCGAACATAGATTCTAAGTCGTCAGACATTGGTTCGGCTTTAATCATGTAACTTAATTTTGTCGTCGCTCTTAGTTCGCTAATGTTAATAATTTCAGTTTTGCCTACAGCCGGAATTACAATGTCGTCGGGCGCGTACTGGCGAAATAAATCCAAATACAAATACGCAAGTCGACACAAAAATCCCTCGAACTTCTCTGCGTCCATTACAAATTTCTTCTTTTGCTTCATACTACTGAACAATTTTCCCCAAGCGTCTTGCCCAGCTTCTTTTTCTTGCATTTCTTCTTCTAGCATCGCCGCTTGGTAAAGCCCTTCGACTTGCTGAGAAATATATCCGACCCATTGCTCGCCGGTGACACCGGGCAAAATTACGGGGTCACGACCCGTTGCGTGGTAAGCTCTTAGGCCGGGAAGTATTTCGCCCGGAGTTAGCTTCGCACCCGCTTGCATAATTAGTTTCGCGCTTCCGTGGACGATTGACTCTTCCGCTTGGCTAGAAATTGCGCGATTTATTTCGACTTGAAAACTGCGAAGCTGTTTTATCGGACTACGATGCCTTGCAGTTGTGGGCTGTTCGTCATGGCCCTCATAGACCAACGGAAAAATTCCGAAAGGCAATTCGCCCTCGAATAAAATTCCAGTTTCGATAAAAATATAGTAGTAACCCATTGGATAAGCGAGACAAGGCTTGATGTACATTTCTTTTAAAGTCGTAACACCCTTGTCGCGCTTATAGTTTTGTTTGTTCGCATCGAAAATAACATAAGTCTCGTCCTTATGCTCAACAATCATCTTTTGGCGTTCGTCGCCTTCGTCAAACCTTTTGCGAAGTTCTTCGACTTGAACCATTTTTCTAATCATTAACCAAGGACTTGCGTCCATTGACGCAACATTTGGGTCGCGCAATAAATTAAAAGCAAAAATTCTTTCTATTTCTAAACAGCCCTCAAATACTGGCTTCCCCTCGTCAGGTGCCGGCTGTCCAGTCTCATCAACCGAAGGCTGACCAATTTCATCAAGAGCTTGTTCATAACCCTTGAACGCGCCGCCGTTTTGGTTCCACCAAACTTTTGCACAAACCTCACCAATGTCGAAAAAATCCGACACGAATTGCTGCGTCTTTGAACGCATATTCTGTTGTGCTTTAGCAAATTCCCATGCCGATTGGTTCATTTGTGCAGCTTTTTGGGCTTGGTTATCATTTTCCTGCGCCGGCAATATGCGAACGCCGGGCGAATGAGTTAATAATAAATTTTTTCTAATCTTACTTACACGATAAATATGGTTCTGAGTGATTCTAAGCTTTTGTTCGTTTGAAAGCGAACGGTTATCTCTGATTCTGTCGTTCCAGAATATCGAATGTTTCCGGTTCCAATGCGCGCCGGCCACAAGCTGTAAATTACTGCGTTGCTCAGAAAACACTTCCGCGTCAACTTGCTCCGCTTCCTTATACATTTGAACTAAATCAGGTAACTTGTATTTCTTCAAGGTTATCTCCGCCGTCATACTTGTCAATCAAGTCGTTTTCAACAATCGCACGTTCAAAAGCCGCAGGGTCTTCGACGTTCATTGTTGCTAACTCGTTCATTGCTGCATCAAAATTCACCTGTTTCAAGGTTTCTTCTTGTTGCTTTAAATCTTTTTTCGACACTTTTAACGTAGGTCGAGTACGCGGAGTTTCTTTTTCTAATTCAAATTCAAGTGTACCTAGTTTCATACTGGACACGCCAAGCTTTTTTGCAGCTTTTATCGCTTTTATTGCAAATTTTAATTCTAAATCAGTCATTTCCCATCAACTCGTTCAAATAATTTATGTCGTTTATATCGTCAGTTACGCGCGAATCATTAAGCATATATTTTCTGCGCTCCGCGTTTAAGTCGTCGTTGAAGCGCTGGGCTTCGGTCCTGCTATCTAAAGGCTCGTCGTTAAACTTAGTTAAGTCAACCGCCTCAGTAATATGCGAGAAGTCCCAAGGAATTGCCATACACGCATATCGGGTCGCGTCTGCTAAGTCGTCCAAGTCTTTCTTCCGACTGTCAGTGACCGCCGGCAATGACATTAACTCGCCGACAAGTTTATCAAGCTCAACGTCGCCTGAGAAAATTTTGAGCATACCATTCTTAAATAAACTGTTAAGCAGACCAAAGCCCTCGTCCCTAGACTTGTTCGCCATTGAAAACGCTTCGCCTTGACTCTGCGCGACTAAAAAGAAATCTTTGTCTTTGTAGTCATACACTTGAGCCATCGTCAGCATATTGCCCTTAAGCTCACGAAACTTTCTAAGAATGTCTGGGTTAGCAGTTGGAATACCGTCGCCACGCCAGCCACGAAAAATCCAACCCTCAGTGTACGATGGCGAAACGGCAATAAAAATTATTCCGGCTGGGTGTCCACTCTGACCGCCACTTCCGGGGTCGCAAGCTGCGAAGCGGCCCCATGACTTCGGAATTATCTGCGGCGGCATCATGTTTCTACTTAAATCAAACGACTCGAACTTCAAACCCGATGACTTACAAAATTTTCCAAGAATCCTTCTATCATGTTCGGCCTGTGTACTACACTCTTTCACCGCTTGCCGAATACGCGCTGGCGTCCAACGTGACTTCGACCCGTCAAGATATGTCTGGCAATCATAAAGTGAAACTTGTTTTTTAAATGCGTCAGGGTAAAGTTCTTCTTCTTTATTCGCCGGCTCAATAACACGACGCCAATATTCTAATCCAAGCGTTGCGGTAAATACGCTTCGGATTTTTCCGGGGCCAGTCGCTCTAAGCCTCGACTGAAGTTCAGGAATAAATTCTAACGGACACTCTTCGTCTAGGAAAAGTGCGTGTACTGACCCCGCCTGAACCGAACTCACTTTTTTCGAGTACGCCTGTGCGTATATGATGACCCCTGAACGAAAAATAATTTTGTTAACGTGTCCAGTTTTATATTCAACTTCCCAGCCGAACTCAGGGTCATCTTTCATTTTACCACGCGGCAAAAAATCTACTTCCCACTTACTCTCAAACTCTGATTGCCACGTTTCGTAGTTAGGATAAAAATACCAAAACGTATTTGGAATTTGCCCCGGAAGTAAGTCGGGCCACAATCTTTTCCATTTACTTTTGTCAGTCGCCCAATCTATAGCAAGTCTAATTTGTGTAGATGATTTTGAAATTTGGTTCGCAGCACACAAAAATGCGGCTTGCCCTTCGTAGTCGAAAAAATCCTTTGCCCATTTATACCAAGGAAATCCGTACAAATGTGGAAGTGATGCTTTAATTTCTAAAAGCCTCTCGGCTTCTTCAATCAAAGCTCTTTGATTCGCAAGGTGTTCGCTATTGGCCCTGTTCTTCATTTATACTTTCGTCCTGCGTGGCCGGCACTTCGATAAGCTTCGCCTTCAATTCATCAAGCCG